TACAATGAAACGATCACAATTCAAACCACAAATGCAATCCTAGATCGTTTTGGAAATGCAGCAAACAGTGCCAGCTGGAAATTTGAAACCGAGACAATGCCGGACACCATCTCTCCGGAAATTATTGCAAGATTTCCCGAAGCAAATTCAAACAATGTGTTGTTGACCACAGAACTTCGCATTCGTTTCAACGAGGAACTCAATCCCGTCACGATCACTGGAGCAAACATTCAGTTGCTCGACAGCTATGGAAATCCAGTTGGTGGGCAGTTCAGCTATGCAGCAAACACGGTCACCTTCCAACCAAATGCGGAACTTGCCTTCTCGAATCAACACACGATCATTGTGACCAATCGTGTCAAGGACCTTGCTGGCAATCCTGCAAAGAGCAACACCTGGTCCTTCACAACGGAGCCGCTGCCTCCACCCATGCAGAATTTCACCAGCATTCCTCTATCTACCATTGAGTTGACAAACACCTTTGACCAATGGCGAGTGACGCTGAACTCCGCAATCGAAGCCGTCAATGCTTCCATTGATCATTTTCGATCACTGAAGATTTCCACCAATGAAGTCAACACAAATGATTTGAATGCAGAATCCGTGCAAAGCACCGAGATGTATACAAATCAGATCTATTCCGAAATGATTCTGTCCGAAAACGGACTTGCAAACAATTTCTTCATCTCAAATCTCAACTCAACGGACATTGCTGCAAACACCATCACTGTCACTGAGATGACTGCCGCCACTTTGAATGCTGCAGACATGACCATGGAGCAATTGTCCGCAAACACGATTTCCTCCAGGAACATCATCAACCAGGACACCATCACAACCGAAAATTTGATTGTCACTGGTGAATTGGTTGCAAACACCGCAGAGATGGATGACTTTCGAGCAGAATTTGATGAGTTTCGACTTGACACCGCAAACACATTTATTGACCTTCGAGCAAACACAAGCAACTCAATTTCCAATCTAAGAGCAAACACAAGCAATTCGATCTCCGACCTGTGGGCAAACACCATCAGTCTTGAAAATGTTGTACAAACACACATTGCCAACACAAGTCTCACCGATGCACTTGCTGCAGAACTTCAAGCATTGAGAGCAAACACCGTTGCACTTGAATCGGATCTGTCTGACCTATCTGGAGATGTTGCGACCAATGCAGGAGACACAAGCATCACGGACGATTTGCAGGATCAAATTGATGCATTGAAAGTTGATGATGCTGGAAAACTCACAAAGGATTTCAAAGCAAAAGATTTGACTGTTGCTGGAGACCTAACTGTTCAGGGAAGCGTGATTTCAACGGATACAGAAACATTGAATGTGTCTGACAACAAGATTGTGTTGAATCATGGATTTTCAGGAACAACACCAACTTTGGATGGAATCATTGAAGTTGAAAGAGGAGATGAACCCAATCAGAGTTTCTTTTGGAATGAAACACTTGATGGTTGGCAAAGCAGCACGTTTCTGATTGAGAATGGAATCAAGCTTGAAGACAAATACGCAAGCAAATTGAACTTTGAAAACTTCAAGGCCAACACTGCAAATACCTATGCAACCAAATCAGATTTGGAAGATTTGGAAGCCAACACGGCAAACAATGCATCTCTTGCAACAAAATTTGCAAGCAAAGCTGACTTTGATGACCTGAAAGCCAACACAGCAAACAGCATTTCCCTGACCGATAGCATGTCTCGCACTGTGGATGGAGACGGCAACATTGTTTGGGAATTCAAATAGCTTTCAACTTGCATCGATCAAAGTGAAATCTCTTGATGTTTGATGCACCGCCCGTCTTGCCACAATGTGGGCAGGTCGCTTGAGCTTGAGCACCATAGCTTCTTTTCTTACCACAGTTGTCATAGTGAAACCGTTTGAGATGGCTTGCTGACCCTGTAGCTCCGCATTTTGGACAGGTATCCGTTGGACGTTTCATGCCGGTCATTGACTGACTAATTCTTTTCTTCGTTTCCTCAGTTTGAAAAAAAGTTCCTGTGAAGCCATCCCCGCCTGGCGTCATGTTGTAACCAACTCTCGGATCATTGCTCTTATGCTCAGTCACATAGAATTTCTCTTTCTCGTTCATCTCTTCTTTTGACTCTGCGAAATCGATTTCCTGAATCTCAAAATTCTCAGGTCCATATTTTCGAATCGCTTTGTGTATCGCATACCAAGAGCCATGTCGGGCACTGTTGATATGAGCAGATAATCTTTTTTTGATTGGGCGATTTGTCTGACCAATATAGATTTTACCATTTACAAGATTTGTAATCTTATAAATTGTATACCTTTTCATCTTCTTATTTTTTGTGCTTGCAATTATCAAAGTGCCAACGTTTCATATTTGATACGCCGCCGCTCTTGTCACAATGAGGACACACTAAGATTTCTTGAGGACCGAATTCTGTTTTTTTGCCGGTTATCTTCGGACAGTTATCAAAGTGCCAACGTTTCATATTCGATGCACCACCAGTCTCTCCGCAATGTGGACATGTAGAATCGGGCTGCTTATGCCCTTTCAAAGTTTCGCTGATTCTTGATTTTGTTTCTTCCTTACGAGCAACGCCCAGCTTTGACTTACCAATATTTTTTCCATGCTCTTCAGTGAATTTATATCTCTTTTTACCCTCGCTAATTTTTTGTCTAACTTCTTCACTTCTCATAATCATATCTCCTAAAAAAATAATAAAAAATTTCACTCACCTATACTATAGCACAAACTGGAGAAAAAGTCAAGTTTTTAAATCGAGAGGGCCTAAAAAAAGGCAAGCCTCTTTCGAAGCTTGCCTTTCGATTCAGTGACTCGTAAGTCACTGATATCATTCTAAAATTGCACACTTATCTTCAAATCCTCCACCTGATTTGCACTACGAGACACAATACTTCTGTTCTCCATGTACAAAATCTCTCCTGAACCCGCTTTCATTCCAGGCTTGTCTGCATTTGTACCTGCAGTATTTGCCCAAACATAAGTATTCGCAATTGAATGTAATGTGTTTGAAGCAATATATGTTGGAGTTGTTCCCAATACAGAAGCAAAATCCTTACGTGGAGAACACAAACGAATTCGCTTGAGTCCGGCATCATAGTCAACAAGTGTTGCACTTGCAAGATAACTTGCGGTGTTTCCGGTTCTCAATGGATCGGCGTAGAAATCCACTCTCATGTCTGGCTCAAAATTCAAACTAAGAGATGTGTTAGCAGAATCAAATGCAGCATTTGCCAGATAAAGCTTGTAGCACTGGTCAGACTTCTGCTCTCGGAAATATTCTGAGTAAGCATCGGCACTGATGTAGCGATTGCTTGCATCCTGAACAACAGGATTCTTCAGAATACCAATCTTTCGGAATTCGTTACCGACAGAGAATTCGTCAGATTCGGATCCTTCAAATCGTGCATTGATCATTACGTTGTATCCGCCAAGCTCGGCAACTGGATCGAATCCATGACCACCAACTGGAGGAAGACAAGCATGAACAATAGCGGTGTTTGCAGTCAAAGTAGCATTTACATCAGGTGTAACTCTTGTTGCATCAACTCGAGTATGTCTTACACCACCACGAAGAACCTTTGCATCAATGATGCGACCTGGGTCTGTATTATCATAAACCAATGCACTAGGAACCGTATCGTTGAATTTGGGCTCGGCAATTGCATAAGCTTGGAGTGCAAGGTCCGGACGGTCACTCACTGAAGAAGAACTTTCAAAGTTCGCATCAATCTCAATTCTTGGATTGACTTCAAAGGAGAATGAAGCGGAGGAAGAAAATGGACCAAGACCGCTTTTCCAATCAGACGTAATTGCAGATCCTAGAGCAGTAACAAAAGCAGAATCAACAGTAATTGTCAGATTTGGCGCTCCTGTGAAATCGGATGCACTAATTGGGAAAACATAATCCATGATTTCTGGAGGTAATCCTGATGCTCCTACATCTGTAATGCGAAGACCGTAGCCAGCAAGACCATCATTTGGAGCAATAATATTTGTATTAATGTTACCCGCAGCATTAGCAATATCAAAGTAATTGAATGCGCCTGATGCATTTGGAATTGCAGCAGCACATGTCTTGCTTGGATATTGACAATCTGCTGTACTAGATGTATCAAATGTCACGTTAAAAGTACCACTACTA